ATGTATCTGTCATGGAATCAATATAAAATTGTCATGTATCAATTTTAGATTGATTAGCAACACGCAGTCGGACTGTCCCCCCCTATTCGTTTTTTAGTAGGAACATCCCTCCTCAACAAGCAGGGGGGCAGGGGGGGCATGCTGCCCCCCCCTAGTTAGCAAACATCAGCCGTCCCCGTCCTTCTTCTACCTCATAGACGTCCCATCCCTCCATCAAGACGCGCATTTCCGATTTACGCAGACCCGAGATAGCCTGGGGCGGAACATTGTTGAGTTGAATGTGGAGGGTGGGACGATCCGCCGATGAAAAGTTCACAGCTCCCTCGGGCACGCGCCCATACGGTCGTATCGTATCGTACTTGTCCCCGAGGTTCCAGCGCATTTCGCCAATATTGTAGCCGCTGTCAATCTCGTCCATGGCATACGACTCGATATCGTGCCAGACAAGGGGTCCATAATTCGATTCACGATCCCTCCCCGCAATGACGAGTTTCAGTTCATTGTAGAATTCACCCGTTGCGCTACCTGACGGGTCCACAAAGTCATCCAGGCGATTGCGGTCAAGCGCATTCGCCGTCCGAAAGAACCACACGACGCGCTCGACAGGGTGACGGGCATCGAGACGCCGCGTCACAGCTGCGACTCCTCCTGTGTCGAGCGCCTTGTAGTCATTCGGACCAAACGTAAAGATGTTTTCAAAGGGGCGGCGGAACGGAATGGACTGACGATTGTTCTGGAGTCCTTCTTGAACATCGCGCGGCACGTAGGCTTGGCGCGTTTCCAAGAGAATGGTCGGTTGCCCGATGGCCTCGCGGGCCAGAGGGCTGAACACATAGGGCTGGGTTGCTCCGTCAGGGGTATACGAAAAGGTGGTGCCAGGAGTCCAGGGGGCCGGCTTGGGGACCAGGCTGTCGCTGACGACGAGGTCCTCGAGGCGCCGCAACTTGATGCGGAAGCGGTAGGCCTGGCGGGGCATACAACAAATGGGAAAGCCGCCGTCGCCGGGCGTCTGGACGCCTGGAATGGGAATGGCGAGGCGGAGGCGGGTGGGCGTGGCTTGGAACGCAATGTTGCGACCCGGACGCGTGTCTACATTGATGCCGCCGAGGTACTGGGATGTGAGATATCCCGAGTTCCAGGAGCCCTCGGTGGAGGACAGCGCAAACAGTTGGTCTCCCGACCACTCTTGGATGAGCGCCGAGTCCTGGTAAAACTGGATGCTTTCAAAGAGAAAATACCCAATGTATTGGGTGTAGCCGTAACTGTGGTCGCTCGCGTCTTTGATCCAATAGAGGGAGTTGGCCTCGATGGGGGGCGTCGGCCCATTCAGATCGGGCCCCGTGACGGGAAGGGGTGGGAGCCACGTCGGCATGTCGACCAGGAGGTTACATTCGGTGATGATGTCGCCGAAGCGTTCGAGTTCAATTTCAAAGGTGTTGCCGAACTTGGGGTCATTGAGGGGGACGGTCGTGCGGCGCTCTTGGAGAAAGGGCACAGACGACTCGTAGCGGCTGTGGAAGGGATGGATGCTGTCCTCGCGATCCACTGCGAAATACGTGTCTTTGCGTCCCCGCGCCACGAGTTCAAAAATGGAGCCCTGGAGGCTGGGCGCGGGAAGGGTGCTGGGTGTGTTCATCTGTCCTACCTATTCGTGGCTATTTAGACCGCGCGACATTCATTTCTTTCCTGTTTCAACGAAGGGTCTAAATAAATATCATAAGAATATATACAGAATGAAGTCTCGACGACGAAATGCTGTGTCTACCATTCCGAATACCACCAGGCCCATGTATCCCGTGTCTACAAACGAATCTTCCTTTGGAAGTGCGATAAAGCAAGGGTTTGGGTGGGGACTCGGAACCTCCCTTGCTCATCGACTGATAGCTCCAGTCAGTCATACGCCAGTTGTTTCAGACCCTGTATCAACGAGTCCCATCGATTCAACGCACCATACATATAAACAGTGTATGGCGGAGTTTGAGGATGAGGCTGCCTGTAAACAATATCTGAAGTAACGGATGCCCCCTCTTCGTAAATTTGAATAGAATCGCGCGTCTTATTCAATCAAGCATGGACCCGGCTACAAGGTGGTCGCGTCTATGGGGCACATTCGGGCGTTGGATGAGACACTCGATGCGGTAGGACTTGCGCGCGACTTTGAGCCGCGCTACGCCTTTCTTAGCAGCAAGGCGGCGGCTCAGGCGCATATCAAGGACGCCGCAAAAGGTGTTCGTCAAGTCTATCTCGCGGCGGACGATGACCGCGAAGGGGAAGCAATCGCCTACTCGGTCGCCCTCCTTCTCAACCTCCCTCCCCAGACCACGCCGCGCATCGTCTTTCACGAAATCACGGAAACCGCCGTGACGAACGCCATTCGGAATCCAAGAACGCTCAACATGGACCGCATTTGTGCGCAACAGGCGCGGTCCATGCTCGACATGATGATTGGCTTTACGCTCAGCCCCGTTCTGTGGTCTCATGTGGCGCGGGGGTTGAGCGCAGGACGATGCCAGACGCCGGCGCTCAAACTCCTCGCCGACAAGGAAGCGGCCATCAACGCCTTTCGGTCAACCTCGAGTTGGACGGTGACGGGACAATGGACGGGGACCCCAAACCCAGCCCCTATCCAAGCCACCCTCCAGGACGAACTCGAAGACGAGACCTCGGCCCTCAATTATCTGGAGAATCGCAAAGTTCACAAAGAGGCGGTCGTCGTCTCTAATCTCGTGCGCCCCTGGTCCTCTGCGGCCCCGCAGCCCCTCATCACCTCGACGCTCCAACAACAGGCCTCGGCCCTCTATGGGCTCAGTCCCAAATCTACCATGCGTATCGCCCAAACCCTCTACGAATCTGGTCACATCACCTATATGCGCACGGACAAGGCCGTCCTATCCGAGGATGCCGTCCAAGAGGCCCGGGCCTGGGTCGTGTCCGCGTTTGGCGAGGCCTATGTGCCCGCTGCTGACTCCAAAAAGAACGTAAAGGGGTCCAGGCCCGGATCCGAGGTCAAGGCTCAAGAGGCCCACGAGGCCATTCGCCCGACGCACATGGACCTGGTTACCGCAGGAGAAGACGCGCAGCACCGAAAGGTCTACGCCCTCATTCGCAACCGGGCGATTCAGAGCGTCATGAGCCCCGCGACAGGGGAGACGTGTACCGTCACGCTTCATGCCACGGACGAGACGGACGAGGACCGGCTTCCCTGGAAGGCGACCTGGAAGCGCACCCTCTTTCTGGGCTGGCAGCGCCTTGAGTCGAAGATCGCATCCTTGGACGAGACCGACGAGGGGGGCGACGCAGGAGGGGGCGGCGAATGGTCCCACGCCCAGGCCCTTGTCCCAGGCACGCGCCTCACCTGGTCCACCCTCCAGGCAAGTCCCAAGGAGACCCGCCCTCCTGGACGCATGACGGAGGCCATGCTCGTCCGAGACCTCGAGCAGCGCGGAATCGGCCGTCCCTCCACCTTTTCGTCCCTCCTCGCCACCATTCAGGACCGCGGCTACGCAGAGATTCGTGACTTTCCCGGAACAGACGTGGACGTCAAGACGTATGTCATGACCGCATCAGATGCTGTCACATCCAAGGTTGTCAAACGGAAGGTCGGCCAAGAAGCAAAGCGGCTCGTGCCGACCGACCTTGGACTGCGCGCACTCGCCTTTCTGGAACACCACTTTGCGCACCTCTTTGCCTATAGCTTTACGAGCCAGATGGAGACGCGCCTTGACCGCGTCGAGGCCGGCCTGGAGCCCTGGAAGCAGGTTCTGAGGGACACCTGGGCGACATACAAGGACACCTACGAGACACTCTTGAAGACGGCGCCTGCCTCGGACGCCAAGATCCAGGGTCTCGGAGCCGATGGCCTCAAGGCCGTTCTGACGAAAAAGGGACCCTTGTTGCTCAAAGAGGGTGCCACCAAGGCCGCCACGACCTTTTACGGCTGGCCGGCAGACGTTCCGTTCTCCGAGATGACGGAAGCCCGGGCGCGCGCTCATATCGCAGCGCAGGGAGCAGGGATTGGCACCTGGAGGGGACAGCCGGTTCTGAAACGGTCTGGCAAGTTTGGACTCTATGTCCAGGCGGGCTCTACCACCCTATCCGTGACGGCCGCAGATACCTGGGAGACTATTCAGGACAAGTTGAATGCCAAGGCGGATGCCAAGGCGGATGCCAAGGCTGAGTCCAAGACCAAGACCTTCAAAGAATACGAGGTGCGGGACGGACCTTATGGTCCCTACATGGTCAAGACGACACTCAAGAAGAGACAGTGCGTGTCACTTCCAAAGGGCATTTCTATCGATACGCTGACTGAGGCGGAAGTGGCCGCCCTATACAAGACGGGGCTTGAGACAAAGAAAAAGTACAGTTAGGCCCTTCGGGAGGAGCGACGGCGACCACGACGCGCCCTCTTTGTCTTACGACGACCTCGTCGTCCACCAGTAGCGATATTTTTAGCGGGTGGTCTACCATTGACTAGCAGAGGTTTCGATTCCAGTGTAGTCTCGTCTATAATATCAACATTAAATTTTGGACTGCCTTCAAGCATAACATTATCAATCTTATAACTGTCAATTCCGCCGATAAAGCGAATGGTCGAATTTGGAATTGTCATTTTTGAGAATGTCCCAATCAGTTTAAATACATCATCATTTGTATCTTTATATTTTCCTTCATATTTTATTGTGTATCTACTACCTTTAGGAGTAAACTCACCTGTATGAATTATATCGCTATAAAATTGCTTGGATTCTCGCATAGGTTGTAAATCTAATGG